ATACACAAATAGTCTTGCGGTACTATCATATCCACTCTGGAGTTTCCTAATATGTTTTGAACCGTACCAACACTAGAGTCATCAGATGAATTAACCTTAATATTCATCGCATCTATGTACTCTCCATTAGGAACAATTCTTTCGTCAAGGTCTTGATTTATCTTACCTCCAACAAAAGTGTTTTTGATTTCTGGCATGTATTAGTGTTTTATCAACTTAGACTTACCTCTAAGTATTTGTGTTATTTCTTCTAACTTAATATTTGATAATCTTAGTTTAGCCTGCCTTGTAGCTGCAAACTTTTCTTTTTTGTATCTTCTAACTATATATTCGGGAATATTTGCAGTAGTTGATAATATAGCATACATTATATGTTTGTACAAAGCTTCTTGAGCTAGTTTATGCACTTGCATTTCTTGATCAGTGCCAAGACTATCGCTTATATATTTTAATATCACAGTTTTTCCTGAAATGTTAGAGCTAAAGTGAACTAAACCTTTTAGGTTGTCAATATAAAATGATCCATTTACTTGAGCGTGCTGTGGGTCTAGACCATATCTTTTACCAATAATCAAATCATAATTATCAGTATCGTACTCATGATTATTAGTCTCAGAAGTGTTTACTGACTTAAAATTACTCCACGTTTTAGATTCGCTACTTTGTTGTAAAGCTTGAAAATCTCCTTCAAACGTTAATACAACATTATCTAAAGTTAAATTTACAGTCGCCATATCAGCCATTCCAGAAACATCACCTGGTACAAACATTGTAACTAATACAAACACGCTATTGTAATTAGTAACGTCAACATCGTTAAGAGACTTAGTAGTGCTATCTGCCGTTGTACCACCAACCCATTCTAAATAAGACAAATTGTCTGCTGTTGAAGCGTGTGGTAAAAAGTTAGGGCCCTTACTTTGAGAACCAGATGTACCACCGTTTAAAGTAGGGTCACCGTAAACAGCGTGAGGACTTGTTTTTGTGTCACCTTTTGTGCTACTTATACCTAATCTTATAGTAGCCCCAGAAGCACCTGTTTGGTCAGCTGGAGCAACTCCGTCTGCAGAAATATTAACAACATCTAGACCACTAACATCTACTTCTTGCCAACAACTGTAATGCCTACCAAAAGAAATTCCAGTAGAACTAAGTTCATGATGTATTTTAGCTGTTAACTTACCACCATGATTAGTATTACCGGCAGCAAATATATCTTTTGTTTGTAGTGAGTTTGGATTTGCAGAGTTATTAGCAGTCATAACCCTAGCGTTAGAAAAAGACCAGTCGTTAGTAGAATCAAGTGCTGTGCTAAAATCTGAATTATTAAAGTTAGGAAATAAACCTTCTGCACCTCCAAAATCGTAATTACCGTCAGTATCTTGTTTAATGCTAAAAGGATTTGATGTTTTGCTTGTTGGGTATATAACGTGTTCTATGCCAGAAGCATCTGACCAACATAACTTAGTGTAGTTAACATAATCGTGAGGAAGCATCATCTGTAGTGATGGTGGTAATACTATTTCTTGAGATTTAATAGATTTAAAAGTGTCAAAGGAAAGTTCTTGTAAAGCTCTTTGAGCGTGAAAAGAAACATCTGTTTCACTAGCTTTACTTATTATTTTACCTTCACCAACGTACACTACTAAAAATTGCTGTATAATATCTTTTAGGGATGTAAACTGATAATCACCGTAATTGTTTCCCTCGTAATAGTCTATTTGAATTCTATTTGGATCTACTGTCATTTTTTATCTTTTTTGTTGTTGGATTTGTTTAGACTCTTCGTTTGAAGCTATTTGATAAAGGCTTTGATCTTTTAATGTTATTCCAGCTAAGCCTAAAATTCTTGTTACAAGTTCTGTTTGTTCTGAGTGGTGAAGTTCAAAGTGTACAACCCCACCGTCTGGGTTAAACAAAGCTTTCTCACCTACAACAACATATGTCCAGTTTGGATTTTCAGGAGCTTTAATGTAGTTACAAGTTACTCCAATTGTTTTTTGTTCTTTACCTATAACAGCTATGCTAAATGCATTTCTAGTATATACTAGTCTTTTATCTGTAGGTTTAATAAGACTAACTCGTCTCATTTGAGTATATGTTTTTTGATCAACATACTCGACGTCGTATGTTTGATTGTTGCTGCCTTGCCCAGACTCTTTCCACAGTACTTGCTGTAGCTTGTATAAATCTTCTGGTAATTGAGTACCACCTCCAACAGCTGTATTTATTCGTTCAAACAAACTTATTTTTTCTTCTAACAAGTCTACCATGTCAGAATGTGATGTATTATTACCAGGTGCTCTTAAAAACTGGTTTAAGTCATAAAAATACTGCTCAAATATTTGCATTTGTGCTTGTATTGCAAATAAATTAAATTCTTGTGGCGTTATATAACCCCTTTGTTCTTTGTTAGCTAAAGCTAACACCGTTTGGTACACTGTGTTTATATTTACCATATTTTTTTTATTGTAGTTTGCGATCGCCCCGTAGAGCGACCGCTTCTACAGTTTGATTATTTTAATTGTTTTTCTATGTTTGCATAGATTTCCATACCTTCATCAGTTTTAAACCAAGAAGCTAAAGCTGAGTACGGGTGTTCATCAAAAGGAACATTCATTAGTTTTCTATCATTAGAACCCCATGAAAAAGTTCTTTGGTCAGAAGATAATTTTAATATACCTATTTCAGTTGCTTTGATACCAAAATTTCTAAGCTGAACATTATCATCATTAACCAAATCTAAGAACAAACCAGGGTTTCGTTTAGCATATAGTAATAAATCTCTTTTAAGCTCCTTAGAACTCATTGTAGACACTTCAGAGCCTTTCTCTACTCTCATAACAGCTTCGGCCATATCAATATCTAAATCTCTAGCTACCATCAAAGCTTCTACTTCCATTTCTAAAATATCTATTTCTTGAGCAGCAACTTCTTGAGGTTTGTATTCATAAAATAATTGATCTCTATGTGGGTGATATAAACTTAAAAGTTTTTGTAAAACTGTTTTTGATCTTTCTACAAAAAGAGTGCCATTTCTAAAAATAATATGATCTAATCTTTGATCTCCTTTCATTTCATCAACAAATGGAGTTTTTTGATTTTTACAATATTTTAATTCTCTTTCGTAACCTTTTTCTTCGTCAAAATAATATATGCTTGCCGATTTTATTGCTCTAGACAAGGGTTTTTTATTGCCTTTTAAATAATAAACTCTATCTTTTATTTCCCAAGTTAATTTTTTAGGTTCAACTTTTTTAGGTTTTGGTGTTTCAACTACTTGAGTTTCAACAACAGGTACCTCCACCTCTTGTGTTTTTTGTTTTTTTGACATAATATAATATATAATAAAATTAGTAAAATAAAGGGTCGAGGCCGAAGCCTCGATCCTTAAGTAATAAGTGCTTAGTTCATTAACATGAAATTGTTAGCACCTTGAGTAATTAAACATCTTTCAGTTAGCATATGTAACTGCATTGCATCTAAAGAAGATGTAGCAGCACCAACAGAACCAGTAACCCAAGTTTTCAATCTTCTATTGTCCGTTTGTGAAGCTCTATAACGAACGTGTAAGAATGGTCTCTTTAAGTTTTTACCTAACTGTTGGTCATAAACATTTGAAGTACCTGCTGGAATAATAACCCCTCTAATTGCATTTGCAGCATTAGCAGCGTTAACACCACCTCTTGTAGCTAAATCGTTTAAGTATCTGAAGTCAGACTTGTAGAAGTCATAAGAACCTCTTCTGAAGCCAGAGAAACCTAAATTTAATGCCATATCTTCAGAGTTGTTGAATACACCGTATGATGTACCACCAGCACCGTAAGAATTCATAGAAGCTAACATATCGTCCATAGCTAAGCTAGTAGATCTGTTAACAAACATCATGTTTTCTTCAATAGCACCTTGCTTATCAAACTCAGCTAAGATAGCGTCAAATTCAGCTAAATCAGTAGCAGCATTAACACCAGTAACACCAGAAGTCATATTACCTCTTGCTTCGATAGCAGCAAATAAACCTTCTGTACCAACAGATTTAGTACCATCAGCTCCGTATAAAGCATCTTCAACTCCGTTACTAGAAGCGTCAAGACGATCAATTTCACCTTCTAACATTGCCATTTCTAAGTAATCAGTAAAACGAGCTCTTGTATCAGACTCAGCTTTTAAGTACCACATGTAACCTGATTGACCACCTTCACTAGTAGTTTCAACCCAACCAATTCTAGATGTATCAGAACCTGATACTTCGTAGTAATCTTTCATGATAATTGGTTTGTTGCTAAAAGTTTTAAATTGTGGTTCGTTAGCTCCTCTTGATTGTACTGTAGCGTCATCAGTATTGTTGTAACCAACACCTTTTGCGTATTCAGAACCATAAACAAAAAGAGTAGTTGCACCATCAGCAGTGTTACCTGAAGTTGGTATAGTAGTTCCATCATAAGTTGCAACAGTAATACTTAAACCATTTACAAGAGTTACTAAACCTTTAAAAACTCCAGTAACAGTTGATACAATAACTGTATCATTTAATCTAACACCGTGGTGTGTAGTTGTAGTAATATCATTACCATCAATATCTTTTTGAATAGTAATAATATTATTAGTATCTATATCTCCTTTGTAAGATAAGTGTAAACGACCTTGCTCAGACCAAATAACTTGATCACCAGCCATCGCTTCTTCAGCTCCTATTTGTGAAAGAAATCCTGAAATAGTTCTTTTTCCAAAAACCTCAGCTTCTTTTTCCATAAGATCTGGTAAATATTGTTGAGCCCAACCCATGTCTGTGTTGAAATCTAAGTAATTTGTAGCTAGTGTTTGCTGTATTGGAGCAGGTACACTATTTAACAAATTTCCACCTGTAATTGCCATAATTTTGTTTTTTTAAATTTATTATTTATTTTTAATTTTAAACTTAAAATCATTAGAAGTTTCACCTAGTACTTTTACCTTCATACCACCAGCCTCAACAAATCCATGTTGTTGTCTGGGGTTCATGTCTACGTTCTTAGCTTTAGCAACACTTGTTTTTAAAGCATCTGCTTTACCTTGCTCGTAAAAATGTTTTGCAATAGCATCAGGATTATTAGCGGTAAACAAAGACTTGTGATAACCTGTAGCATCTGACATTTCGTTATTTTCATTCAAGAACTTCTTGACAAAATTATTAATGTCGCTTTGGTTTTCTTTCACTTTGTTACTGTCTTTAACATTAAACCTATACTTCTTTTCACCAACATTGTAGTCAAAGCCTTTAAAGTCTTTATTAAAAACATTGTTAGTTTTGATTTTAAAAGTATTTGTTTGCTTTTCAAGAACCGCTTCGTTTTCTTTTGATTCTTTGTTATATCTATTAAAAAAATCTACAGCTTTTTGTTGTTCTTTGGTCAACTTTGACCCAGCTTTAATTTCTTCATAGTATTTGGACTTTTGCCTGTCCAGATGGGCTTTAGCGTCGGCAACTTGCTCTTTTAACGCTATTTTTTTCTTTTTAATCTCTCTTTCTTCATCAACTTCTTCATCATATGAAAATCTATCGTCAATTAAAAATTCCACCTCTTCAGGTGTTAAGTGAGATTTTGTTTTTTTATAGTACTCTCTAAGAACTGTCATGTCGTCGTAGTTAGAAAAATCTTGATTAAGTGTGACATAATCTTCTAATGTACCACCAGTGTCCTCCATAAAGTCCATTAGTTTTTGTACGTTTTCAGGTATTGCTTTTCCAGTTTCTTGAGCTTCTAGCATAGCTTCTTGAGCTTGTTCAGCTAAATCTTCTACTTGCTCTTTAACTTCTTCTTCAGTAATTTCTTCTAATACTGGAGTTTCTTGTGTTTCAGCTTCCGGTTGTACTTCTTCTTGTTTTTCTGTGGCATCGGCATTTTCATCGACTCTAGCCACTCCCTCGTCGACAGGGTTATTTTCTTTAATTTCTTCTTTGGTTTCATTTTCTTTTGGTTCTATTGGTTTGTCTAGGTTTACTTTTGTAGTGTTATCTTCAGGTGTTGCATTTTTAGATAAGTCTACCTTTGTAACTTCTTCGGTTACTTTTTTCTTTTTTGCCATAATATAATATAATAATAGTTAATAATTTTTATCTAGGATCAAATGCACCTAAATCAAATCCGCCGCCTATATTATCATTACCTGCGGACTCAAAGTTTTTAGGTGCTTTTGCACTATTTCTTTGATCAATCAGCTCACTTTGTTGAGTTGCTTGAATTCTTGTTCTTTCGTCTTTACGATCTTCTTTTTCTTTTTCTTTTTTACTTACAGTTTGGTTATCCATTTGTCTCAGCTGCATGTTGTATTGAAACTCTTGTTCCATTAACTCTTTTTTAAGAGCACCTTCTGCTTGCATTTTTTGAAGTGCTAATTGCATTTCTATTTGAGCTAAAGAGGTTTTTTGCTCTGTTAAAGCCATATTCTTTTGTACCTCTGCTTGAGCGGCAACTTGTTGTGCTTGAGCGTTTGCTTGTGCTTGAGCTTGAATATTTCTTTCGTTTAACTCTTGATCTCTTTCTATTTTCTTAGATCTTCTAAGCTTAAGTAATTGATTAGCTAACTTTAAACTTTTAATTTCTCTAATATCAATAGCGTCTTCAAGATCTATAGTTTGTTGTGCTAAAGCAACTTGTATATTGTTTTCAAGTAAAGCTTTTTCCTCTTCATCAGGTGTTAATTCTAAAAATATACCAAAATCATATAAATGCAAGTTTTGCATTTCTTCTAGAGTTCCTACATTGTGAGAGCCTATTTGTTGTATAAAAGCGTCTTTAGTTGGAGAGTACTCTATAATATCTGATATTCTTAAAGATAAACACTCAGCTATATGAGACGTTAAGTATAAGCCAGACTGTAATATATGTCTTGTAGCTGTATTACTATTTGCCGCGGCTAGTTTTTGAACACCAACTAAAGCGTTTTTATCTGGCGTACTACCATCTCTAGCTTCATTAAGCCCGGTAGTATCTCTTATCATTTGTAAATAATAATTATAGTTACCTATAAGCGACTGTAGTTTTTGACCACCAGAACCTGATTGTATTTCCTGAATAGGAACTTTACCTGGATTCATATCACCTTCACTTGTAAATGATCTACCAATAACACTACCTGTTTGGAAAAACATATTTAATGCTTCTTGTGGACTATAATTTGTTCCGTTACCTAAATCTATTTCAGCAAGACCATCAGCATCTAAATAAACACCATCTGGTACCATTCTAGCTAATACTTGTTGTATCTTTAGATGTGTAAGTTGTATCATATCAGCAAAACCTGTTACACGCCTTACTAAACTTTCTATTTTACCCTTGTAAATACGAGGTGCTACAATAGCATAATTCATTTTTACTTTAGTAAAATCACTCTTAGGTCTCATCATGTTTTTAGACATTTCCCACTTAAGCAATTTGTTAGTACCTAGTATTAAAGCACCTTCATATAAAGTTTCTATACTTCTTTGTAATCTTGAATAATCAGTAGCATCTTCTGGCGGATTAAACGTATCGTCTTTTTCGATAGCTTTTTCAGCTCCACTACCAGTTTCTTTTACTTTATAAACTTCGTTCATATATGTTTTATAATTAAAATATAGAACTTGAACTTTATTATTATCTACCTCATTATTATAACTAGAGCTATTATTTCTATTTGTTTGGTGATAACTCTTATTTTTTATTACGTCTTCTAAATCTTCTTCATCTAAATGTGGAAACTGTTTTGCTAATTCGTTTATAGGTATATTTTTAACCTCACCTACATAATATATATCGTCAAAGTAAGGAGATTCAGTGTATGAATAAACTAAATCTGCAGGGTCAACATAACTTATAGTAACGCCCTCAGATGTGTTGAAATTTGTTTTTACAGCACCAATACCTAAAACAGTTAAATCGTAGTAAAAACGTTTTTTAATTAAGTCGTAGTTATTACCTTTAAACAAAACATTTAAAGCTTGCTCTTCAGCTATTTCAACAGACTGCTTATATGTTAACTGCATGTGTAACGCTAACTCCTCTTCATTTACAGGTAAATTATCTTGATCTGAATTACTAATATCTATACCTATTTCAGCTTGAACAAAATCGTTATACGACTTCATGTTAATATCTTCTAACAAAGCTTCCATGTACTCTGTTCTTTGACTAACGCCGTAAGGATCTTGAGAGTATGCCTTTATATCATACAAGCGATCAGACAAACCATTAACAACTATATCTACAAACTTAGGTATAATTGGAACTGGTGTCCAGTCTAAATTAAGATAAGACAAATCACCGTTTATAGATAACTCGTCCTTGTATTTCTGTACAGATTGCTCTCCTCTAGCATAAAGCCTTAGTTCATGAAAATTGTTTTGATTCGCGTCGTATCTTGTTGATCTATTGTCATTATTAAACCACTCTGTTTCTATTGCTCTAGCAACTTTTAAACCATAATCGTAGCTAAGCTTTTCAGCATCGCTTACAACTTGACTTGGAAAATAACTTTTTATAACAGACTCTGCCATATTTATTTTTTAATTAATTTAGATGTACTACCGTTGTTTGAATACTTAGCAATACTTAAGTTTAGTTTAGGTTTTTGTATTGGTGCATTTGGTCTATAAAGATGTCTATTGTTAGCCATTATAGCTAAACCAGAACTAATAGACGCATCATGCTTTGTTCTTTTATTTATATCAAACTTTGCCCAGTCATTTAACAGCTCGTTAAAATAACAACTACCAATACTACCATCTTGTTGTAAACCAACGTTATCTTGTATATACATTTCGATAGCAGCGGCGTGAGCTTGTTTTATATCCTCGCTAGAGTTAGGCATACCACCTATTTCTTTTTCAGCTACAGATAATTTATTCCATATTTTATCAGGTCTATTCATACTAAAACCTCTATAGCCACGTCTTCTTAAATAATACAATAAACGAGGTTTGTTGTTCTCTGCGAGTATAGGCATCCCGTAAAATACTAATGCCATTAGAACGTCTTCAAAGAATATTTCTGCAGTTTGTGGTCTAGCTAAGTATTCTAAGAAGAACTGGTTAGCAGGAGCGTCCTCCATGCTAAACCTAGTTAATCCATGGAGTGCACCTTTAGAGCCGACGCCATCGACGGTACCTGATATATCGTAGCTATCGCAGCCAAAAGCACCCATATGCTCGTTACCTGGATGTTTCACACCGTTTTTAATTACAACTTTGTTTTGTAACTGTTGAGGTGGTGTCCAGCTTACTTTAAATCTACCTTTCGGATCTGGGTAAAATATTACTTTAGAATCTTTAACACCATTTACCCATTGAAAATTACCTTTAGTAATGCCTAGTGTTCTAGACATTTCTTCATTATAATCTATTTGTTCGTATATTTTAACTAAGTTAAATATACTGTTTTTTGTTTCATCTCTGAATGCGTGTTCTGTAGTTCTTGGAAACTGCCTGTAAAATTCGTTCAAAGCATCTTGATCGCCTTTTAATCCATCAGCTTCGTTTTGCCAATTTTCTACTACACCTACGTCTATTAACTCTCCATGTGGGTCGAAGACATCATAGTCTGGACTATCAAACACTGGAATTCCGTACTCATCAATAAATCCTTCGTAATTCCACTCCATTGGGATAAAGAGAGAATACAAGCCAGACGCTGTTTGTCCATTTCTGTTTCGCTTAGTGACGTCTGATGCGTTATATAGTTTTTTAAAGTTTTCTCCACCTTTGTCTAATGCGTTTGATGTTGAGCCCATCATACATTTACCTATAATTCTACTACCTAATCGTAAACATGTCTTGGTAACTCTCCAGTTATTTAATATATTATCGGGTCTTTCCCATTTACCGCTTTCATCGTGTACTAACAGCTGAAGTTTTTCTCCGTCATAACTGTTATCACCTGTATTTTTCCAATCAATAGTAGTGTCAAGTCCAGCCAAGTCTTCCTGCTTTTCGTTAGCAGTAATTTTTTTACGCGTGAACTTACTTGCAGGAACCCTATAAGCAAGCTCAGACTTAGGCCTGTCCATACCGTCTTGAATTGGTTTAAAAAAGAACGGGTAGTTAATTGATATTGGAACCACCTTGTCTGTAAACATTTTTTTAGCATCCGAACCTGTTTTTGATAATATTCCAAACCTACTATCGCTTGATATTGTAGCTTGGTTAACTGTCTCTGCTGATGACATAAAAGAAAAACCAGATCTTCTGTTTTTAAGGTAGCACATGCCATAACATCTTTTATCTGCCTTACAAGCTTCCCAGAATATATAGAACAATCTGTTAGCTTCTCTAAAATCTGGTGCACCTACATCAATCTTGCTCCACTGCAAATACATGTAATGTGTGCCTGTTATATATGTTGACGTGCCGTTGTTGTTAAACCAAAAGCCTTGCTCTCTACGTTTAAACTCTTCATCTATATAGTCAAACCATTTAGCTTTGTTCTCCTCAGCATAAACTCTCCAGTCAAATATGTTTTTAAGTCTTGTTAATTCTTTTGGATATTCAAACTGTTTCCACTTTTTTTCCTCGTTGCTATACACACTACGTTCTTTCGGTAAAGCTATCTGAAAATTTTGTATCTCGTATATCTCACCGATCTCACCAGTCTTAGATATAACTACAATATCATGCTCTTTGTTGTACCCGTACTTCCACTTTTTACCTTTATTAAGTCTACTTATAGTAGTCTTTTTTATAGGCTCTACAACACTATATAGGTCTTGCTCGTACATTATTTAGATCTACCTTCTGCAAAACCTTTAAACACTTTAACCTCTGATTTGTTTTCTTTGCCCTCTAATATATTTTCTTCTTCTTGTATTCTATTCAATATTTCAAACGCGTCAAATATAGCTAGTTTCTTTGTCGCTGCAGCATTTTTTAATCTGTCAGCTGATATATCATCGTCAGAATCTACAATAGCTTCTTTAGCTACTTTAATCAGTTCTTCAACTGCTTTATGTCCAGCTTGGATTATATTCTTCTTCGTCTCCTTGATATTCATATTTGATTGTAATAAAATTTGATAATACTCTATATAGTTTTTGACCGTCAATAATAAACTCATATTCTGAGCTTGGCCTAAAACCTATTAAATCGCCTTTGTTAAACGCGCCGTCGGTGTACTTAACAATACCAACTAAAGGCTTTTCTTTATCTACGCTTAGCTCGTTTGTAGATTTTACTGGCGCCACAAAACAATATCCTTTTTGCGCTTGCCACTCGGTACCTTTGTGTAAGAATATTTGATCTGGTTGTACTAAGTATGTTTGCTCATCAACATAACTTCTACTATTCTTTTCTATACCGTACTGATTGTGCCATCTTCTAAATACATTGTGATGAACTATAACTTTGTCACCAATTTTTATATTTGTATCACCAACTGTAGGTAGTGCTTTTACAACAGCTTCTCTACTAACATGTTGATGATTGAATATTTTAGTGTTTAGTATTAAATCTTTACCTTCTACTTTTTTTGTATTGTTGTATCTAGAGTTTAAAGGAGTTACAACAAAGTTGTAAACTGATTTCATTAATACTGTAAGTTATACTCTACAGATACAGCCATGTTTTTATTAAAGTCTTTCCAAGGTAAAACATCTTTACCTTTTTTAATATAAACACTAAACTTATCGTCTTCTTCTAAGATGTCACATATAGTATGACCACCATACACTTCTTGCCCAACGGCATAGTGCATGGCGTCATTCTTATAATCTTTACCTATAGAAATTTTACGAATTAGCTTCGACATCGTAATTTATTTCTCCAGTTTGTATGTTAACATTAACAGTGCCGTACTGATCTTCTAGTTCTTTTTGAACAACTTGAAGCTTGTCTTGCAAGTTTACAATATCGTGACACAACATGTGTTTTCTAGATTCTATTCTACCTAACTCCATGTGTATATTGTTAATAGGTGAAACTACATCTTGAATAGCTTTTAACTGTTCGTCAGTAACACTTGTAGGTTTAAGGTCTACAACCTTTTCTTTCTTTTTTGCCATTTTATTTAATTTAAGTTAATTTAATTTATTGTTTAAGAGA